ACTGTCCATAAATAGCATTCGATGGAGAAAAATAATCATTTGATGCTCCTAGATCAATTGATCCTGATCCTTCATCATGTCCATACGCAATGTCAAATTGTGGTGCAGAACAAATATTTCTTGGATCTTTATTATAGATTACATAATGGCTTCTGCCACTTCCTGTATATTGAGTTGAACATGTAAAGAATGTTAATAAAGATCCTGTATTTCCTGACCATATACCTCTATATATATCCTCGCGTACCATTGGTATCACATCTTCCACATCTATAGCAGTAAATACTTTTCCCCCTCCCATTTGATTTGTACCTGGAGGAGGTGTAGGAGGAAGTGTAGGTGGTGTTCTAGGATCATTAGGTAAAGGAACATCGAACACTGGAGGTATTACAGGTGGTGTATTTGGTACTGAAGATTTAGGAGATTTAACTAATTTACATAACCCTCCTGAATCTGTAACATACCAATCATCATTTCCTAAAGCAGGAATGTTAAATTTTACTACTTGAGCTCCTGATCCTGGATACCTTGTATATGCGGCTGTAAATTGTCCACATAAATATTGATATATTGTAGCTCCGATACAAGACCATGTATAAATATAATTTGGATCTGATGCTGTTAACCTAGTAGATAATGCACTCTTAAGATCCATATTCATCTGAGCAATATTTAATACTTCAGATCTATTTAATAATTGTGAAGAACCTCCAGGTGGATTATTATATCCAGAAGAACCTCCTCCATAATTTCCATAAATTATACCAAAATCAGTTAACCTAGGGCAAGCAGGATTTTCAAGTACGTTTGGTAATGGTGGTGCTGGAGTTGGTGCTTGCCAATCCTGAACAATAATTCCTCCTCCACCTGATCCTTGATCATTTGTTACGGTTGGGAATCCTGTTGCTATTGTATCACCACCGGAACTACCAACTCCAGTATTACCTGTTGAAGTATTATTTGTAGTGGTACCTCCATCGGTACCTAATCCTGTACCTGTATTTCCAATTCCAGTATTATTAGTTGTCGTACCAGTACCTACACCGGTTCCACCTATAGTACCATTACCTAGTCCAGTTTGACCTCCTAAACCACCATCTGGATTTAATGGAGTACTATTATTTGTTCCTCCCGGAGTATCATTCCCAATTCCTTGGCCCCAACCTACGTATACTGGCATCTATATTCTTTCTTTATTTAATCTTATAATACATCGCTAAACAATATGTTATTAAAAGTCAAGCTTCAATTTCAAAAGTGCCTCTTTTGTAAAACTTTTTTGAATTGCTCTAGAAACTTTTGCTACTGCTATACATTCTTTTCGAGAATTATATAAACCAATAGTAGTTATATATACTTTAGGATCATTAATAAAACTCGCATCTGCTAAATCTCCTTCTGATCCTGTTGTAAATGTAGGATTGTTTGAAAAGTTATATTCAGCATTTTTTACTCTACAAAAATAATGTGTAGATTTTACTTTTTCGCTTGATCTTGCTGCAAATCCTAAATAATCTCCTGATAAATCTGTATACTTAGCTGCTCCTGATATGGCAGTAAATAATTTAAAAGCATTATCTCCTGAGACTTCCGAACCTGATACTGTATTAAATGAAGCTGATAAATTTAATGTATCACCATTTAAAACTACTACACCTAATCTCTTATACATTAATCCATATATATGAGGATTGGCAGAATTATAAATTCCGTTTTCAATAGATCCAGATACCATTTGATAAATTTCTCCTGCTGATGTTATAGTTGCAGGATTTGTATTTGAATCATCTATTAATCTTATTACGCGTCCTGTTCCTGCTAATTTAACATTAGATCCAGTGTGTGAATTATTATTTCCTCCGCCTGCACCAAATTCTGATCCTGATAATGCTGCTAAGTTTAATTCTAAATTACCTTCATCAATTGATTCACGCATTCTTGCAGTATTAATATTTATTACATAAATTGAATCTGTAGTAGTTCCATTGATTGTAAATCTTTGCTCAGTTGGTTCTAAACATAAAAGCCTATATTGTCCATAAATGGCTCTTGATGGAGTATCATTAACTTGTCCTCCTTCATCCGCAGAACCAGATCCATTCTTATGTCCCCATGCTACACTAAATTGTGCCTCAGAAGAACATGCACTAGATGCACTATTAAAGACTTCATAATAATATCTTTGTTGTGTTGCAGTTTGTGCACTTGAGGTATAGAATGTTAATAAATTTCCATTATTTCCTGACCACATTGCTCTAGTAACCACTTCTTGTTGATTAGGTAATATATCACCATCCTGGAATGGAGTGTATACCCTACCTGATCCTAGTGATCCTCCAGTTACAGGAGGTGGTGGTACTCTTGGAGGAAGATCGGCAACAAATGGAGGAGTTTGACCTCTTGTATCTGTTATGATTGTACCTCCTGTATTATTAGGTGGAGCAAAATCTCGTATTGGAATATTACTTCCTCCTCCACCATTATTGGCATTTATTACAGGATTATCAGTTACTAAGTGTACTGTATTTTTTTCATCCAATAAATAAAAATTACCTTTATTATCTTGATATCCTGGAACGGTTGATCCTGGTAGCAATTGTTTCTGCACACCTGTAGTAGAATTTAATGATTCTGCACCTACTGCAACTGGTGTTAATTGATATCCAGCATCTTGTAGTTTTCCAGTTATGGATGAATCGACGGAAACATATCCAGCTGCTGTATTTTGATTTGTTCCTTTTCCCTGAAACATGAATGCCATATTATGCCTATTTTATATTATTATGGTAAGCTAATTGGTGCTTGACCTGTTAATGGTATATTTGGTGTTGTATTTAATGTTTGTTTTTGTACTGTAATATTCACAACTGTTGATCCACCTGTCTCATTTCCATAAATTGTTAATGTAGTTGCTTTACTTGCTAATACTGCACCCTTGGCTCTAACTCTAAATTCTCTTCCAGATACTGTAACACTTTGTCCTGCTTCTGAATCTGAAATTGGAGCTGGTATAGTATTTGGATCTCCTATTGATCCTTGGGCTTGTTCTACTACTTCCAAAATGCATACATCAGAATCTGCAAGTACTGCGGTATAACCATAAGTACTATTGCCATCCGAATAGTTAATAGTTTGAGGTCGAATACTAGCGGCTTGTCCTGCTGTTAATGTTATTGATGATTGTGGTACTGCAACAATTGGAATTCTTATTGTTTTCTTAGGTAATGTAACTAATTTATATTTCATTACCTGTGTTTCATCCGGTACCGCTTCAGTAATCGGCATGTTTTCTAAAACTACACCATAATATGCAGTACCATTAGGGTGGTCTGGATTCCATAAACTATAATCTATTTCATCATCTGCTAACGCGAAGTGTGTTATATTAAAATTTCCTTGGCCCTTTGCAAGATACTCTCTGCCCTTTCTTGTGAGAATGGCCGAAATAGTTATTGCAGAATTATCTAAATATCCCATTTTTTATTTTGTCCTTTTAAATTATTTTATTTTTTTATTATAACATTCAAATTCTATTTCAAATTCTTCTTTTGACATTAGTCCTTTTATTGGATGCTGTATATTTAAATATTTAATAATATTACAATAATTTTCTGCAGTCATCTTTAAAACATTTAATAATATATATTATTGAACCAAGATATTTCCATCATTTCCAAATATATTTCCATTATTGTTAGGGTTTGATTCCCAGATTGTTACAACAGGTCCTCCATCAATTGTATCTTTTGAATCTATATTCCAATCTGGAGATGAAAGAGTACATCCAATAAATCTTGAATTATTTCTTGAAGAATCCTCAGGTACCTGATAATTAGTAGGTTCTAGGGATCTTGAATAATACATTTTATATGATTCTGAAACTGCCGCGTACCATTGTTTTTCGTATCTTGTTGGAAATGATCCTGCTCCTGAATAATAATATATTACCTTCCAATATTTACCTGAAGTATCTAATGTTTGATTATAAACTACTGATTGTGTTTCAGCAGTACTGCCAGAAAATCTAGCAACTATTACATTAATATTATCACCTAAACCATCAAAATTTCGTGAATCAGGATTACATGCTGATCCTGTATTAAAAGATAAGTGTGATAATGATTCTCCACATAATCTATAATGTTTATATGTTCTTTTAGGTACTGGACTACAATTGCATGGTCTAGTCCAATAATCTTTTATCGATGCTGTAAAATAATTATAGCTTGAAGAAATAGAATGTGTTACATTTAAACTTCCTTTAAAATAATCATATCTAGATGAAATTGATCTAGTAACAGGTAATTGACCTTTAATATAATCATAACGTAATTCTAAACTTTGTGAATGTTGTAAATTACCTTCATATACTGGATATTCCGTTTCCCAATTATATTCTTTAGTTATTGTATCTTCCCATTGTGGATTTTCAATACTTGGTAATCTAGTTATAATTACTTTTGATCTTTCAAGAACATTTGGTTCTATTAATATTCCAGCAATTAAATCTGCACGACCTGGAACTAATTGTTTTATTTGTTCAAAAAATGAATAATCATATAAAGAACATAATCTTATGAATGCATTAATATCATATTTCTGTTGATATTTTTGCCAATACTGTTGTGAAAATCTTTTTAATTCAGAATACTCATTATCATATTCATATTGTGGGTCTCCAATCCATGAATCCAGTTCTGAGAATCCCATATGATTATAAATATCCCTATTTACTTGATCTGAAGGTGAAAATACTATTGCTAATCTATTAGTATCAAAACCATCTTTATCATATGCTGATTTTTCAGATCTGTTCGTTGGAGATAAATCATGTTGTAATTGTGATCCTTCAATTCTAATTTTATCTTTTCTAAGTACATTTCCACCTAAACTAGGAACATAAACATAATATGTTTCTTTAAGGGAATCATATTGATTAGATTGACTACCTGTAAATCCAACAAATGATGCTGTATTTTTAAATGAATATCTTCTATTAGGTTGTGATGATGAAACCTGAGTATATATTGAATGATCAAATCTTTGAACATCTAATCCTAATGGAAAATTTCTATATAAAGAATAAAAAGAACTAGTTTCATTATTTACATGATATGCTCCTGGATTAAGTACATGTTCATAAAATGTTTCATTAGAATATGTTTCAAAATATTCTTTATATCCATGAATATTACCAATTAATCTTCTAGAATTGGATCCAGTAGTACCACCTAAAACTATATATGATTTTGCATTTCCTGTCAATAATATAGATGCTGTTGGCGCGGATGATGCACTTGTTACATTATATCCTAACCACTTTGTTTGCCATTGAGATGATGTAGTTCCTGTTATTACTACTGAACTTGAAAAAGATATTCTTCCAAAAATATTATCTGAAACTCTAGCTACATTTAAATAAACAGATCCTGTAAATAATGATTTAACAAATGAAGCTGTATTAAATATATCTGCATGTGATTGAGAATGTTGTATTCTTACTGTCCAAAAATCATTATCATATAAAGGCAATAAACTGGATGTAGCTACATCTGATCCTATATTAAATTTTAAATATCCATAGGCATGTGATCCAGAATATGAACTAGTACCAAATAAAGCTTGTTGATGAACAATTTGTAAGTTTGCCCATACATTTGATCTAGATCCAGATTGTTCTATTGCCCATAATGATTGTGATACTGAACCTGAATATTGTGTATTAAAAATAAATTCTATTGTATTAGGTACTCGAGAACTTTTACTACTAGAAACTGTATAATTACCAAATGTATTCCACGAACCTGAATCATATGGTAAAGGCATTCTTTCTAATTCAATATATTGAGAACCTGTAAAATTCAACGTATATGAAAATCTATCCTCAATTATAGCAGGTTTATCTGCCTCGATTGAAGGTCCTCCATATTCTTTAATTGACATCAATGTATTAGGAATACCATAAATGGACATTAATGCCTTAATAGATCTTTCAGTACCTTTTGTTTTTAGTAAGTATGGTAAATTATTAATTAATCTTCTCCATACCTGGAAAGTTTGATTTTCGTGTGCTGTTGAAAATAAAGATCCTGTTGAATCGTATGATCCTGATTGATTGGTTCCTAATTTATATAACCATAATGATGAATCGGCTCTAGTATTTTGTAAATTCCATCCAAATGATTTTGCAATATCATATAATATTCCTGTAGACGGTCCTCTTTCTGGATGTTCATCTCTTTCATGTATCTGTGTAAGGGCTTTAACATATGAATACATAACATCATAATGTTGTGCAACCATATCTACAAATATTACATAATCAGAAGATCCAGAATCCATTAATATATGTTCAGGTATAGACCACCATAATCGATTCATATTTTGTCTGTCATAATCAGACGATGCTGAAAATGTAGATTGGTACCAAGATCGTGCTAATGAGCTAGTAGTATGATGAACAATATATTGTCCTCCAGATAAATATTTTGGATATGGAGTTATAGATCCTGTTCTATCATGAGTAAATAAACTGGAAGTACCATGATAATACAACCATCTTTCCCAATGATCAAAATTGGATCTCAGGTTATCTATTCTTTCTTGATTTATTAAGTTAACATTTGTAATTGAAGGTGCTAAAGATGATGATGTCCAATTTAATTGGTTCATCTCTGCCTGGTAACCTTCTATCAATTCTAATTTATAAATGAAATTATTTAATCTTTCTGTAGCAGATGAATAAAATATATAATTTTCAAAATCGGAATAATCAATATTTAAAGTTGCTGTTCCTGAACCTGATATTACACTATCAATTATTCTTTGTGTTGTTGGTGTATCAGAATCTAAAAGATCATTCCAAGTTTTATATATTGTTGCATTAGAATTAAATTGTGTAGTATCTAAATTAAAATTAGGTCCACGCAGTTTATTTACTGGGGGTGTAGATTCCTCTGCTGTAAGTATAATTGAATCTACATATGGATCAATAACTTCAAAAGAACACCAAGCTAGTTCTTTTTCTTGTATTGATATTTCTAATTCATTATAAAATTTAACAAAAAGATCGGATCCTTCCAATCTTAGATTAATAACTTTATTGATCTTATTTGATCCAAAATTAAAAACATATGAATTTAAATAATCACTAGTTTTTATATTTTGTAGATCAGTTTGGAATTGTTGTAAGTTTAACTTATTTATATCTACAGAAAAATGAACCTCTGTTCTGTCTGGAGAAATTTCTTTAATTCTAAATGGAGCATCGTTGAGTCCTGATCCATAAAGATCTTTAAATAAATTTACAATAATTCTATATGAGCCTCTTGTTATTCCAGCTTCTGAAAATGCTTCTTGTACATTGACTAATAATGAATTAGTTTGAGAATCACGTATAAGATATTTTGTATCATGATCCCCTGCAATATAATCTCCAATAAATGAAAATATATGTAATTCAGATCTAGTAGAATGAATTATATTTGGATCATTTGGAGTTAGGATATTTTTATAAATAGAAGATAGATCTAATACAGAAAAGGTTTGACCATATTCTGGTATATTTAATTGTAATAAATCGTTTCTATTAAAAAATCTATCTAAGCTCAATTGTTAATCTTTCTTTTTGAAATACTTTCCAAAAAATCTTTGTAAAAATGTTTCTTTTTCTTCTTCTGTTAAATCAGGTATATCTATTTGATGTGTAGCAAATTCTTTTGAATCTTTTGGAGTTCGTATATAAATATCTTCTGTCATGTCTAGTTTATTATACTTTAAATTATAATCTCCAGTTTTTTCATCTATCAATGGAACTTTTTTTATATCCTCAACTATTTTCTTAACTAATAAATCTTCTTCTTCTTTTGATAATGAAAGAAAAGTAGGAATAACTACTCTGCACCATTCTGCTTTAATTGGATATTTGTTCATATTGTTATTATTTTATTATATTTTTCTAACCATTCATTTAAATCTTCCTTTGTATAAGCAAAGAAGCTAGTATTTCCATTTTTCATATTATATTCTCCACCAACAATCTTTCCTGTTACAGGACTCAAATGATTAAATGTTTCGTATCTCATTTTCATTTCAGGAACCAATACTGAATAATATTGTTTATTTAAAGTTTCGGTTATCTTCACTTTAATAGGACGTTCTTCTTTGATCTGCCAACATTTCTGTTCTTTGATTATTTCATTATATATGTCAAGTAGTTTCATTTAATTCCTATTTAGTAGTCTTACTTGCTTCCGCCTCAGCTTTTGCTTGATCTGCTTGTGCTTTTGCTGCTTCTGCCTCTTTAGCTGCCGCATTGGCTGCTGCTTCTGCTGCTTTGGCCTGTGCTATTGCCGCGTCTGATGCTGCCTTAGCTGCCGTTGCTTGTGCCTTGGATGCATCTGCTTCTTTTTGTGATGCAACCGCTTGTTCTTTAACTGCGTCTATTTGTTTTTGTGCTTCTGCCTTGGCACCTTCTACAACTGCTGCAGATGATTTCACTGAATCTCCTAATGCTTTAAATTTAGCTACATTAGTTAGATCAGATAAATCACTTGTCCATTGTGTTTGTTTATCAGTTTCATCCATTCCTGTTTTATCAATATCTTTACATTGATTTTGTTCAAGAACTTTTACTGAGAGCATTGATTGCCCTCTTTCAACTAACATTACTTCTAAAGTTTTGAAGTTAGGAATAATTGAGGCCTTACCATCTTTCATCAAATAATATGTATAATTCTCAACTGATTTTAATGTGTCTGAAGCACATCTAAAAAATGTACCATCATTTAAAGTAAATTTTGTAACTTCAATAACTGGTGCTTTTATGAAATATTTAAATTGATTATCAATAACATTAAATAATTCAGAATCTTTAATAACTGTTTTTTGTGCTAAATAATTTAACCATACAATATCTTTAGTAACTGGTACAATGTATACGCCCGATACATTCCTCGTTGATAAAGGGTATGTTTGTGAATTGATTTCAGTTTGTGTATATGATTGTAATATTTCAGTTTCATTGGGTATAGAATTTACCACCAACGTTGGGTTGGTTAAGGTTTTTTGATCATATTTTATATCGTTTATGTTTGGCATTAAATAATATTCTTTGATTTTAATAATTTAATAATATCATCAGGATTTTTTGTTTCTATTAGTTCTCTTAATTTTTGATGTCCTGATACATAGTTTGACACTACAATTTCCCACTTCCATCTATTTTTATCCGGTTTCAGTTTCAGCTCCAGCATCATTTCCTGCGAGCAAAAGATCCGAATACAAATAATTTATCCTGTTTCTTATTAATATAACCTTTATACCTATATGAATCATCATATATATGATAAAAAGCTTCACCACTTCCAAGCTTTTGTTGTAAAGTCTTAACAAATTTTAGTTTTTGTTGTTCAACATTTTCTTTAAATAATGTTTTATATATTTCTACTAAACTAATCATATTCTCCTGACTTTGAAATAAAATCCATCATCTACTAATTTAGTTATATTATCTGAATGATTGATTTTAAAAATTAATTTATAATATCTTTCTGGTAAAAGTGATGTAGCATTTATTTTTATATAATTACCATTTGAATCACAATTTACTCTAGTTCCTTCGTCAAATTTTATAATTTCCTCATCTGTAGCATAATCAATAATTGAATAATATGATGATGTAGGAACTCTTTTAATTTGTGAATAATTTGATGCAGTAGAATATACTTTAACTGGATACCTATCCCTTACATGTAAATCTACTCTTGAAATTTCAGAATCAGAATATGTATCTTTTAAATTTCTTGTTAATAAAATATAATCATCTCCTTCAACTTCATCAAAAGATCCTGTTCCTGATAAATTATAATCTTGCCAATATATTTCTAATCTTGGTAAATAAATTGTATGTGATTGAATTCCAAAGTATTTTATCGATCCTAATATGGACGAGTCTGTTTCTGCTACTGTAGAATGCTTTATTATAATACCATTATTATTTATACTTCCAGATAACCAAGCCGAAACTAAATTAGTAATATTCATATTAATTTCTGGGTTTTCATTAGAAAAAGATTGTGTAGACTGATATAATGAGGATGAATACCAAACACCTCCACCACTATTTGAAACAAAAGATCCGGTAATTCCAGGTCCTAATGAAGAAGATATCCATGGTATAGCATTAGTATATTCTGATCTATATTTCCATGAAGCACCATTTCTTATCTCTGGATTATTATTATAAAACCCTGTTCCATTTATCCACGAACCTGAAATCGGATGTGCATAAATTGTGTATTCCATTGGAATTTCCTCAGCTGATGTTGGTATTAATCTTAAATAATAAGTTACAGGACCTGTTATTTTTCCAGAAGAAATGTCTGATTGTAGATCAGATAGATCAAAATATAATAAAATTCTACTATTAGTTGTTCCCCCATATGTTGATTCTGTTTGTAATATATCAGGAATATAAGTCCCTTCTGTTTTTTTAACTAGTTCAATTATCTGATCGGCTCCAGTATTTCTAAACTGGTGCTCTTCATATATTGTCGTATCATATTTAGGATATATTACTTTATACATACTTTTTCTTATACTGTTGAATTAACACCTTTTATACCAACACCATTGAAATCTGCTAATTGGCTATTATCGTCTGGATTCCATTGTTTTACTTTTGCTGCTTTTTCTGGGAAATTTTTTATGTACCATTGTTTATATAAAACTGCTGCTTGGTATTTTGCTTCATCAGGTAAAGATTTATATGAATTTAACAAAACTGAATTTATTTTATTCATAGCAGCATAATTTGGATCTTTAGTCTTTGTAATATAATCTGGATCATATCTAGCTAGATTATCTTTATAATCCTTAAAGGCATCTTCTTTAAGTATTTGTTTAACAATATTACTTATTTTTAAACTATATGTCATTGACTCTACCTTTTATATCTCTTGTCTTAAATTTAACTTCAAATATTGATGGATCCAAACTAGGATAAATTATATTACTTCTAGTTGCTGAAACTATGTCATAATAATTTCCTGAATATCCTAATGCAGTATCATATTCGTTATTAATAGTTATATTTTGTACTGTTTGAACTCCTTCAATTCTATCTAATTCAGAATATAAATTACTCAGAACAATAGGTTTATTTATTTCCATTTTATCGTTATCAAATAATTCGATTAATTTATTTGTACAACGTAGTAATACTTCATTAGAATTTTGATTAGGATAAGTAATTATTTCATATGATATTGATATATTAATTATCCACGGATCTTTAATAGCTACAGCATCTGTCATTAATCTGTAATTACGTAAATAAGTACGTAAATTTTCTTTAATAGCTTCATTTGCAGTTACAAAAGTTTTATCCAAACTATATGTTAATATATATAAATTAAGTGCGTAAGGATTGGGAGTTCTTTCAAATTCTAAATTTCTTGAAATTTGTGTATCTTGTTCAACATATGCTTTGGCAACACTGCCATATTTTGAAGGCATTGTAAAACATCTCAGAATATAATCCTCTTTCGTTACTGATCTATTCTGGGCTGCAAAATTAGCCATTGCCTCTTCTCTTACTACATCAAATGGTTTTTTAGTTTGTCCTCCAAATGCTGGATTGGGATTAGTAACTACTATAGAACTTTTAATTGAATCCAGTATTGTAGGATCTGTTGTGGCTGCTGGATCACTGACAGTAGATGATACAATATTTACAATTGTATTTGAGTTAACATTATCACTTAATCCATTTGCAATTGAATATCTAACAGTTAAAGTAGTATTTGTTGGTGCTGTTCCATATGTTTTTGTATATAAAAAATTCATAGGATCAATTGATACTTCAGTTGCCCTATTGTAATAATCCAATCCTATACCTACATTAAACGGATTAGGAACAATTTCTTCATCTGATTCAGAAGATAATCCAGAACCAAATTGAATTTCTATTCTATCATCCTTTCTAACTCGTGTTACAAATCTTTTATCTGTCTGTTTATATGAAAGTAAATATGGTACAGTACTAGCGTATTGATGAAGTACTGGATCTGCATAAGGTGTATTTCTTATTCCTACTTGAACTAAATCTTGTGCCATAAAAGGTACTTCATACCATATATTATTATCCGAATCTACGATATCAATAATTTCACTTACATTGAAATCGGGTAATACTATTTTATCATAAATTTTTGCCTCTTCAAAATCGTATGTAGCAGTAGCTACTCTACCAGAAACGGCTTTTACTGTTTTCTTTAATAAATAGAATTCAATATTACCATCATCAGAAACTGTTTTCACTGAAACAATTGTTGGAGATAAAGAAGACGAATATGAAAAATCTGCAGGTTCAGTAGTTCTAAAATAGATATTATCATCTGTTCTAAGTTGCATATCAGCATCAATTGATAATGCATAATTATAGTCTGGACGATTATCAGTGCCTTCTCCAATTGAAGGAACAATTTGAAATATATCTATATCTACTGAGGATGGCGTTACTGTTTTAACTTTATATCCATGTGTTTGTGCTAGATTATAAAGATTAATTCTTTCAGATACGGTTGATAAAAAAGATTCCTGAAGTTGTACATCAGTATAAAATCCCATTATATCTCCTACATATGCTGCTAACTCCAACATATGCATTCCAGGAGATGATTCATTAAAATCAGAATATGTATTAGGAAAATAATTTTTTGTGTAGTTAATTAATTCCTGTCTGATTTCAGAAAAATCCTTATTAACATAATTTATTCTTCTAGTAACTTTTCCGTTATTCAGTGCCATTATTCTATTCCATATTTTATTCGACCACCTGTATCAAAAAATGTTATTGTCCTGTTCGCTCCTGATTCAGTTACTTTAAAGGTTATTTTTATTTGTATACCATGATCACCATTTTCATTTAAAGTAGGTGAATCGGTAGGTGTAAAAACTTCAATTGATTCATTAATAATATATGGTAACCAAATTGAAGATTGTAATTCAATTTCAGCCTGAATTTGTTGTTGTAAAAAATCTGTATTTTGTTCAAATAATTGTTCTTGAATCCCAATTCCAAATTCAGGCTGCATATATCTTTCACCTCGTCTGGTCAACAACAAATTTATGTAATTTGAAACTGCCTGATCTTCAGTTGTATATGACATATTAAATATACCAGTATTCGATGTACTTCTATTTGAGTTACATGGAATTTTAATACCCAGGGTACCAAAATTCTTTTTATCTTGTGGGTAATATTTAATATCTGTCATATTATCCTAATAAATGTGCTGGTATATCTTTTTGAGAAACAATACCTGGTTTTAATTCTGTAATATCAGGTATATATTCAGGTTCTTCAAATTTAATATTTTTTAATGCAGACAAATTGACAGAACCTCTTGTTTGATTTGCTGATTCAGACATTCTTTTCAAAACATCACTATAATTTTTTTGTGTTGCTTCTAATACAGCAACAGTTTTTTCGTTAAGATCAATTACTTCATTTCCTATACCAACTGCTTTTCCTTCTGAGATATATTGATCTGCAGTAATTGTTGTTTCATTTCCTGGTTCTTCAGACATTTCAGCCTTTGTGAATCCACGTGTCTGATTTAAAATATCATTGATCAATGAATTACCAGTGTATTTCTTTTTTTGTACATTATTAATTTGGTGTACTACTTGTTGATTCTGTACTTGAGAATACTGATTATTTATTGGAATTTTTTTACCAACGTTAGATTCCACCATCAGTGTATTCTTTTTAATAGACTCTAAAACTATTTTTTTAAATTTATCATTATTTTTCTTTTCTTCTTTTAAAAGATCAGCTATCTCTAGATATAACTGAGCTAATGATTCATTTACTGTTTGTTGTATAATAGTTTTAATTAAATTTAATTCTTTAAGATCCATAATAATTTATTTTTTGAACTTTGAAAACCATTTACTAGTATTTAATTGTGTATATTGTCCCACATTTGTACTCGTTGCTGTAGGGCCACAAGCTGTTGAATATTGGGCTGATCCTTGAGCTAGTTTTGTATCTTCTCCTAACCAATCTTTTAAAAAATCCATCAAATCATCCAAATCTACATAATATTTATCAGATTGTAATATTACTTTTTTACCCGTAACAACTGATTTTGAATTTCCAATTAACATTGCAATATCTTTTTTGGCATTTAGTACTAGTCGATCGGCATCAACAATAATTTGTGATCCACCAGACCAATTGGGTGTACCTTTTGCATCTGTATTTTTAGAAAATCCTATTTTTAATTCAGGTACTTTTTGTGTTGAAGTCATATAAATACTCGAATCATCAGTACCAATGTTTTCTAATACATATTTTTCTTTTTTACTATATTTATTTCCAGTCTGATCTCCTTGATTAGGATCGATTCCAGATATTGTAGATTTTTTATTTCTAATAACTATTATTGGATCTGTATTTGTACCACCTTTCCAAGGAGTATTTGGATTTTGATAAACTGATGTATCACCAGTAACAGTACTTCCAAATCGAATCGATTGTCCGAATCTACCTTCCCATATATCATCTCCTTCATATGGCTGTAACATATACGTCTTACGAGGTATTTTAGGAAAAGTATATCCTGGTTCTTTTTTATCTGATTTTCTTTCAGGACCACCTTTTGATGAAAATCCCGATCTTTTAAATAATTTAGGAAATTGATGTAGTACTAAATCATCAGTTGCATTATATGGACACCAATAAAGAAATGCGTGATTTTTGGTACCATCTGTTGACCAATCAATTGCAGGTGCTAAGAATACCATTACATGTTCTCCAATCAACGGTATTCTTTTATTAAATGTCGCGGGACGTGCATAAACATTTCTAACTTGAGAAAGTTGTGTATGATCACCATTTATTCTAACTTCAATGGATCCTATAGGAAGTGGATTATTTTTATCATCTACTTGTCCAGGCTTAAAAGCTTTTTTTGTTTCAACTACCTCAGCTGCGAACATATTATGTGGACTCTCCTGGTATTGAATCTGAAGAATTTGCCGCAGAAATAAGGTCTGCTTTTTCTTCTTCGGTTAAGGTATCTTCAATTGTTTTACCGCTAGATTCATTTTTTTGATTAAATCTCTGTACAATACTTGCTAGAACTGTTAATTGCTGGGAATTTTTTATATCTTTTTCAAAATATTGTGGTAATAATTGTGCAACAGTAGCTATAATTCTTGGTGAAGCATTTTCAGCTGTTAGTTGTTTTAATAACGAATTTATACTTTGTTGTATAGTGGATTTCTTTTCATTTGTATCAATATAAATTTCCTTTACTAAATCTTCAAATGTATAATCTTTATTCTTATTTTTAAATAATTTTATTTCTGTGAAATCTTTCATAATGAATTTCCTTCCATTTTTTATATGATTTACAAGGTTTCCAAATATATCCACCCTGTCTATATTCACTATACATTACAGTAAATATCATTTTCATTTTATTAATGCTAGTTGTTATTTGACTAGTACTTAAATTGGTTTGTTCCCTAATTAATATATATAAATACTTTTTATTAAAACATTCCAAATCATGGGAAGATTTGAAAAGAGTAAGTACAGCATCAACGACTTTTTGTTCTTTTATTTTATAAAGAGTATAAATATTAGTGTAGTTCCATTCAATCCATTCAGTTATAAAATTATTTAAATCGTCTTTTCTATTTTCCTCAAAATATTCATGATTTAAATCTCTTTTTTGATCAATAATATCCATATCACTGATAAATTTTTGTTTCGATCTCATTTTATTACTATGCATTTTTAAATAATTTAACGCACATAATGTAAGAAAACTAAAAGCTCTTCCTCTATCAGTAGTAAATTTAATTAAAATATCATGTAAGAATGTTATTGTATCATTTTTTAAATCTTCATATGTTGTTTCAAATGAATAAAACTTATAAGTATTAATTAAATTTTCTGTTAATTTATTCAATGCTGGATGTATTAACTGTTTGTACAATAAATCCCTTTCATATGAATCTTGAATTTGATTATAATTAATAATAGCCAGTTGTGTTTCTTCGGAGAAGTAGTTTTTATTTTTACGAGGTCTTCCTCGTTTTGTCACTGGTTGATTGATTTTGATTTGTGGTTTCATCATTGTCATTGTCATCTTTTTCTAAATCTTTAATTGCCTGCACCAATGTTGCTATTGATACGTTAATTGTTTTAAATGCAAATCCTATTTCATCATCTGACGAGAACGTTTCTCTTTTATCTATAGCATCTATTTCTCTTTTAGTTTTTACCATAAGTGACAACATAGCATAATACATTGTCATGGCATTTTCTTCAATTTTTATTGATTTTTGTAATTCTTTTTCAAGTAACGAATTTTTGTAATATAAATTTATATTGATATATATTGATACTAGTAATATAACTACTACTATTAAAATTATTAAAGTATTCATTAAAAATTAGTTTTATATTGTTCGTATTTTATAGGTGCAGTTTTGGATTTCATCCATCTTTCAAATTCAAATTGATACGCAGCATAATCAGCTGTCTGTAAAATCAATGGTAAATTCGATCTATACTTATCAGTAGCAGACCATGTTTTCATATATGAGTTATTTGCTTCATCATATAATGAGTCATGCGTTTTAATTGCAATCCATTCATTATTAGTGCAAATAATACCTGCTTGTTGTAATAGATACAAAGATCTATCTTGAATTGGCATATTTGGAATCAATGGATTTTTTGTATATACTTTGCCCTGATTCTTTACATGCCATTCTGATGTATTTTTTATATAATGATCATTTCCTTCTCCAGGATATCCAATTTTTCCTAAATCATGATGCATTGCTGAAAATACTACCTCTTCTTTTGTTACGTTTGATGTATCTAGTCCTAAATCTGTATAATGTTGATAAAATTTCAATGAAAATTTAATTACTCTTAAAACATGATCAATGTAACCTCCATCAAAACAATTATGGAAATCAATTTGTCCACATGCTGGAGCGGCCGCCATTCTTTCAATTCCTAAGGAATCATTCATCTTATGAATTAGATCTGCTCTAGAAGATAATGCTTTATCAATAATTCCACAATAATCTTCCCAATTTTTTAGTATTTCTGTTTCTTTTAACATATTAAAGTATTTCTATTTTATATTTCTCAATGAATTGTTTTGTATCTTGTATTCTACTATCATCGATTGAATTGTAGAAAACTGATGAATTAGATATTATCTTAGAAGCTGTAGATTCCAATAATGGATAAAAGCTATTTATTTCAACTATTCCTCTAAATATTATTGCTATTTTAATGCCTTGTTTAAGCAGATTTTGAATATAAAAACCATATTCATTATATGCATTAATAATATGAGATTCTATTTGTCTTCTAGTATTTGTGACCATTAGAATCAAAGTTTCCTCTGGACTCATATGAGTCAACATTTCTTTAGTTTCTCTAATTAAAGATCCTAATGTTAGATCAACATAATTATCTAAATATATTATATATTCAGACATTTTAATATTGTTAGTAGGTGGTTCTTGTACCTCTTTTGATGTTGGTTTGTTTGTAAATGAGCTATCAGTGTATATGTTCATATTTACTTTTTATCTATAGATTTAATATAAATAAAAATTCTGAGAAATCCAAACTTTTTACAGATTATTTTTCAAAAATGTTTCTACCTCCTGATGAGACATATTTCTTTTTTGATGTGGAGTTAATTTTGGAGATGTTTTTTGTTCAGTACTAATATTTTCTTCTGGTATAGATTCTTCTGTAATTTTTTCAGTACTATCTATTTTCTTTATTTTCTTTTTTTTAGAAGAATATTTTTTTACAAGATCTTCTACAGAATTAGTATTTATTTCATTACTGGATAAATTCTCGATAGGATTACTTTCAGGTGTTGTCCTGGTACTTTCTATGCTGGAATAATACTTAGTATCATTATACACTGTAACTAGCATTAATGCTAAAGGATCAAATACAAAAATTATTAAAAAAATGAAAATATTAACTATTTTATCCATTGGATAATTAGTCAAATTTGAAATATATTTTAATGAGGATAATTCAGAAGAATTTAAATTACTAGACTTTAAGTTAATTATTTGAAGATCAATATTATTTACTGAATCAGTTAAAGAATTTATCTTATTTGAAATATTCTCTTTTCTATTAGAAGTAAAATTTAATTGTTTATTTATATTCTTTGAATTTACTGAATTAATATACTCAGTATTTTTACTTTTCTTTATATTTGAATTTGAAATATTCTTAGTAAATGAATTATTCAGATCTGAATAGTTGGAGTCAATTAATTTTTTTTCAGAAAGTAAATCATTTCTTTGTTCTTCAAATTTTGTTTTCCTAGAATTTAAAGATTCTATCTTAGTAGTTGAAATAAGATCTTTATTCGTCGTATCTTGGTATGCACTAGATAAAAAGCCGTAAATTCCTACACTAGTAATAAGTAATAATATTATTAATGCAGTAAATAGATATATTTTTTTCAGAATAATTAATTTCTTCCAAAACGTACTTAAAGCACCAGCAATTATTACTTTAGAAATTTCTAAACATGAACAAATTATACCAACTATTAATGATTGACCAGCAAAGATTTTCATAAATCCTATAACAGAACAATACATTGTAGATAAAGATAGACTTAATGCAGATATCAGTATTAGATAGGAAAAGAATTTATTTGATTTTAAATTCATGGTTGATTTCTAATTTGTAAGGTTAAAACCTTCCAACAAATCTTATTTACTTCGTAACTAATCTTTGGCCTTTTTGTATATATTTTTTGTTAATACATACTATTAAATGACTAGTGTCATTAACGACTTTTAAAATGATTTATTTATTTTATAATAAGTTAATGAAAATTTCTGAGAAATCCAAACATTTTAAGAATTATTTTCAAAATATTTTCAATTATTGTTTATAGGATACATTATTGATCCAAAATTTATTATTTCATATGATTTATAAAATCGCATAGGAAACAATAATTTATTCTTTTTATTTTTAATAGATTTTAAAATCATACCTGTATAACAAATATTATTTAAAGCCTGGTCAATTGATTTTTTATGTCCTGAATTAATATGAATTTCATTTTTTGACATTAATACATTAACTATATTTCCAGGTCCTAGAGGTTTAGCCATGAAAATAATAGTATTTCTTCGTGAAGGTTTAAATTCAGATTTACTAATATTTTGTACAAATTCAGAAAGTAGTAGATCTATATATTCAGTTTCCTTTTGAACAAGAAACTTATAAGCAAAAGAAATTTTCTTTCTAGGATTCAATATATTGTATACCAATAAGGAGATAGAAGATGAATCTGTTTGCATATGTAATATATATAAATCAGTATACAGAAACTTTGAAGAATAATATTAATTAAGAGCCGTAAAGTCCTAATTTATATTTTTTAATGAACGTGTCTTTAGCACTCATGCATGTTTCAGCAATTCTTTCTAATTCTATTAGATTTAGTTTGAAACGGAAGTTGTCAATAATCAATTCTCCAGCAATTATTTCATTATATTTTTTTTGCTGTAAAACTGCGGAGTTAGTATTATCATTTAATTCGAAATCAATTGAATTGAAATGTTTTCCATATTTAGATGTTTTATCTACATCCAAGGCATAAGTTTGATTGATACCCATTAGTAAAAATTTTAGTTACTAATATATATAATTTAACTTATTTAAATAACATAATTAAAAGCATTAATACTAAAATAATAACATTAATAATTTCAATTTGTGTTGGTTGTGTAGTATTATTTGAATTTAGTTTTGAAGGTACATATTCATCTTCATGATTTATTCTATCATCATTTACAGAAAACCAAGTATAAATATCCGAATTAGGAGATAGATCTTCAAAGTTTTCTTTAAGTGTTGCAATTTTTTGTAATCTATCCCTATATAGTTCTTCCAGTGCTGACCTTGCATTTGCTTTAGCAAGATTTTTAATTTTTATCGCGTCATCAATTGCATCTTTTAGTGGAATTGAATTTTGGTTTTTATTTCTCCCAAATTACTTTTCTTCAGAAGATATGCATTTAATGGAACGTTGTATGCAGACATATTACCATTTTTCTTTTAAAACGTCAAGTTTATAAATAAATTCAGTATCAGAATATGTAACTTCAAATTTATTATTTGGATAAAACTCCATTATTTTATCAATAGCCAAAGGAATTGGATAATCTTGATAATTTCCAGTAGGATCCGAATGTAATAAAATTAAACATATTCCTTTTTTAGAATAATGTAATCCTATTTTAATGGTTTCTAATAATTTATCCCATTTATCTTTCGGTCCTGTTCCATAATCAATATTTAATGATCCAATACAAAAAGACCAATCAAATTCTTCAGGCTCAAATTCATCCGTTAATGAAAACCAATCTTGCTTTAAAACTTTATCATAATTGTAATTTTCATCATTTAATGTAGGATTTTTCTTTAAAGCATTTTTAATCATGATAGGATTATTGTCTACACCTACATATCTTACTTGTACTAAGTTTTCATTTGTAAGATATCTATATATATCACTCCTACCAGAACCCAGGTCTAATACACCTATAATTACATATTTATTACTTAATAAATCTAACTCTGGTATTTTATGCTTTAAAGCTATTTCATAAATTAACTCTTGTTGTTCCAGATCCATATATCCAACAACTTGTGGATCTTCTGTTAGATAGTTATTATTTTCTTCAATCCCTATATCTTGTGTTTTTGTTGTTGCTAATTCTGAAAGATCTACTGTAGACAGGTTATCGCCAAATTGAATTTCAGAATTAGGTTCTATGTTTCCTAATTCATCCTTAATAGGAATTTCATGGTTAATATTTTTCAAATCATTTTCATCAAATATTTCAGTATCTATATATCCACCTAAATTAGGATTATGGTCTAAGGATTTCTTTCCTAGTTTTATTCTTGTCATTTAGAAAATATTTTATGTGTTAAATTTAAATCAATATATGTTTTATGTTCTTTATTTGTAGTAACGTAAATTATATCAGTACCTTTTTCCAATGTAATATCGTAAAAAACCATCTTTTTCTGTACTTTCGACATACATTTAATTTTTCCGAATACATTTTTTCCTTCATTATTAATTACTACTTGTTGTCCTGTTGTCAAACGCTTCATTTCCTCTATTTTTTTTGTTATTAAATATTTTTATTAGATATATCGTTTTTACATCATACACTCTTTTAATATGACACCATATTTGTTCTGCTCTTATTTTCTTAACTCCGATACAAATTTCATTTTCTATCATAATGACATTATCATATCAACCAACAATGGTTGTGGTGAACAATCAAATTTATCTCTTCTAACATTTGCATGTGTAAGTAATCCTTTAACTTTACCTGCAGTAATATCATCCCAATATCCAAATGCTTTATTAGCTCCCACGCGATTAATTATCTTTTTTAATCCTACAGTAATATCAATGCCTGTTTCTGTAGCTAAATATAATAATAATTCTTTTAATTTAGCAATTTGTTCTTCACTATATTTGTGCCAAAATAAATAGCCTCTGAATTCTTCTTTTAATTGAATTATTTCACCTGTAGGAACTTCCTGACCCAAGTAATTATAATATTTATGGTCTTTGCAAGTTAACCATCCAAAGTTACATAATTCAATTCCTATAGAATGAGAATGCATATATTGATCAATAGGTTTAGGACCTAAATGAGATGCCCAGCCATTTGTTTTGAATGTACGCAAACATATTCCATCATATGTAGAAGATCCGGTTTTTATATTCTTTCCACCTATTATAAACTCCGTTGCTATTCTTCCTCTTGAATCTTTTGCCCAATCATCTACAACAGCATATGGATTATCCCAACCTGCTGTATGATGTAGAAAAATATATTCTTTTTTTATTGGTGTAGTAACATATTGATCTAATGGCAAAAAATGATTGATCCAAATAGATTTAGAATCAGCTTTTAATAGACTAGTTTTTTCTGCCAAATCTGTTGTAAAATATTCTGTTATCAAACCAAGTTTTGATCTAGTTTCAGGATCCGTAAGATCACCTGTAACATTAAATCCATTTTTTATTTGAAAATTCTTAATAGCAGATATTGTTACTTCATCTAGATTGCCTGTAACTGGAATTAATAATAATTTTTGAATTTCTTCTATTTCCTCTTTCATTTTATCCTATTGTTTGTAAAAATCCTCCACTCCAAGGTAATACTAATGGAACTGGTGTTAAAATAACAGTACTAGTATATATACCGATTAATGTTGCTATGTGACATCGAAATGCTGGCAACATGAAGTTATTTAAAATAATATTAAAATTTAAATTTTGTGGACATTTAGGTGCAATATAATTTCCAGTTCCTGTAATTACTACTAGACCAGTAGGTCCAATTATTGTAAGTCCAGCCCAATATGTATAAATTAAAGGAGTTATTTGTTCTAAAAAATTTATATCGTCATGAGTGCCTAAGTTAGCTTCACAAATATTTAAAATTCCATTTCTAAAAGGTTTTAGTTTGGCTTCCGCTCCCATAACAACTCCACCTGCGGTAAGTGCATCAAAATGTCGCAAAATACATTCATGATAAGATTTACTAAGAATATCTGAAAATTGTTCTCTGGATACATGTTGTAAACCTGTTAAAACTCCCATAGATGATTGAAACAATTGCCAAGACATATTATGATTTAATTTCCTCTGATACTATTTGTAAATTAGGCATAAAATCTTCACGTACATCCTTTGTAATAGAAATTCTACCTGAAAGATGAACATTATTGCTATTTGAAACTTGTATACATGATTGATCTATTAAAGTAGAATCTCTTACTGTACTGCTAAAAACATATGCTCCATCCTTTAAAAAACAACGATGAATATGAAATTCTCCATATGCTCTAGCAGAATTCAAAAATATTGAATCATATATATCACCCAAATTATTAATTAATGTTCTATCTAATAGAATTGAATGATGTACTGTTATTTTTTCGGAGGGTGTTGGCTGAAAATACTTTCCAAAACCGTTTTGTAATCTGGAAAAATCACCTATTATAGATTTTTCAACTGTAATATTACCTAATATACATGCAGATCCAAAAATATAACTATCAGATGTAATTTTCGAATTATCAAAAACTTTTGCTTCTTGATGTATCCATGATTCGTCCTCTATATCCAAATTAGATTCTGATTCAATATACCCACCTATTGTATGTTTAGGAATAACAATTGTATCATTAAATTGATCCAAATATGTTATATCAGATGGATTAATTGATTTAAAAAAATCTTTATCCACTTTAATTGTTAAATCTCGAAGTGAAATAATTCTAAAAAGTCGAATTATTTTATCTCTTGTTCCTGGATGTTTTATTTGAATGAAATCATTTTTTATAATTTCGTACTTATTATTCATTTTTAAAATTTAAAAGTTAAAAAAAAGAAAATGGCCCAATATTCTGGGCCAAAATCTTACTTAGTTACTGGTTTCGCTGTTGTTTGAGCCGAATCCGCAGTTACTTGTGTTTTAGTGTTAGTTGTTGAAGTATCGATACTAGGTGTTGACGTACAAGATACTAAAAATACAACTAAACTCAATGCAATTAGTTTCAACGTTGTTTTCATGAATACTTTTGTTAAAATTGTTAAAAAATTATAAATTAAACAGAACATCCTCGTCTGTTTCAAGTTCTACTGGTTTCTTAAAGGCTTCATATTCAAACCATTTTTTAAATTTCTTTTCTGTTATATGTTTAATCAGAACATTGTTCTTTTTTATATCAAAACAATATTCATATCCTTTATCACACATCCAAATAATAAAATCTACTCCTGCAATGTGTTTATCTTTAACATCGAAAAAATCCCAAAAAGTTCTAAACTTTAATGTTTTTTCACTACCATTTTTATAACAAAGAATAAAATCCATTTTTTTAAGTTTAGTCGTGTAAAATTTGCTTAGAAGATAATTTAGTGCCATTTGTAATAATTGATTTAGTCCAACTATTATATAAATCTAATGGTATTGTCATTTCTACGGCTCCTGGAATTTCATTTAACGACCAAACTTTTGGATTTTTCCCTTCGGCAACATAATTAACTAGATCAGGTGCGATCCATATTTTTATTGTAATGTCTTTATTGTTCATAGTAATTACTTTTATTGAATAAATATATTTGAAAATTATTTAAAACAAATCTAGATACTTTTAGTTTTATTATATTGTAGTATTGTGTTAGATTGTAAATCTGGTAATTCAATTAGAATTGATTGAATATTATTTTTATATAATGTTAATTCTCGCTTTCTAGCTTCAATTAAATTATTTGATTTAACTAGTTTACCGGACCTTGGATCTGTGTAATAGCAATATTTTAACCATTCATCAGTAGGATCCTTACCACTAACTATAATCTTATATAAATCACAATTAATAAAAAAAGTTCTGCCAAAGTTATAAATGAATAAACATACAGCTAGTTTTTGTGGTTTGGATAGTTCTGGAATTTTTTTCGAAATCCAATCATATTCAGTTTGAATTATATTTTTAGCATGTATTCTGGCAGAATCTAATGTAATATTTTTATTACTATTAGTACGTTGTCCTATTCCAATTGTTTTATTTCCAGCAGGACAAATATATGTATTTAATTGTATTCCTTCTCTTCTAACTAACTCAAAATAACAATACTCATAATACGGTATATTTTTATTATAATATATTCCTGGTATTGTTTGAAGTTTAATTGATATTAATAATAATAAACATAATGTAAAATATCTTTTCACTATAACTTCCTTATTCATATACTTAGTTTATATATTTTCTAAATAAATATAAAGATAAATATTGTTTTGTACATTTCCAAATTATTCAGATAAATTATTCTTTCAAACCGCGTGCATGTTCATAAATATATTCTGAATCTTGATAAGTGTCGGATAGATACACAATTGAATTAGGTCCTAATAATTGACATATTTTAAATCCCAACATCGTTTGCTGGGTGTTTCCCATGCCTCCAATATGAAACTTTCCATTTTCATCTGGAACTGGTTCTGCCCATATAACTTCAAATTGTTCTACTTCATCAATGTATTTCTTTTTAGTACAAATGAATGATTCTCTAATTGTCAGAACATTATTAAATATACAAGTATGTTCTATTTCATTTTTTACTGTAGGATAAGAATTAGGATTGAATAATCTTCCTATTCTTTCACTTTTAGCAAGAAAAAAGAATAGTTGTATACTGGATGTTTTAAAATCACCATCACTAGGATATTTACAATTTTTAATTTCAATTTCTTTATAAAGATCAACCTGGGCAGGATAATTCATCCCATTTCCAATAAACTTTTTACCGTGTATTTCTATCAATTCAATTGATTCCTTAATAAAAGCAAAAGACTTTATGGTCAAATCATCGTGTAAAAAGAATATGTAATCTTCCTGATCAATTTTGTTACCTAAAAAATCAAGTGCCTGTTGATATGCACCATCTTCTAATCCCAAATTTGGAAATACTTGATATTTATCTGGAAACAATTCTTTAACTAAGTTACTTGGTTCCTTGTGACAAGACCAAAAAATATCCATTTCATTTTTATTAAGTTCAGTCAAATTAAACATTTCTTTGACAAATTGTGGAAAATTTTCATTATGAAACCCACTTATTATAAACCATAATTTATGCATCTTCAATTGTTTTTGTTATTGTTAATTTATCTAAGAAAAGATTAATGTCCTGTTTTGTTTCAAATTGTAATTCTCGCCACGGTTTTCCATTATAAGGTAACCATTCACCTGGAAATAATTTTTTTAAAATACCAAATGAAAACCATGGTTTGTAGAAATATTCAATTTCATACCAATGTCTTACATAATTTCCTACAGTATATTTAACAAATCTTAATTTCTTTCCGGGTAAAAAGAATTTATCTGATTCAGTTGGTTCATGTATCATATTAGTTATTTTTTACAGTTTCCACAACGACAAAAGAAATTGCCCTTGGTTTTAAAATTTTTATGATTCTTGCATTCATCAATTATATTTAACTTTATTTCGTTTTCATCTGCAAGTCTTTTTCTTCCCGGACCTTGTTCCCAATTCGCTTTATGTCTCCGCATTTCTTCTGCCTTTTCCTCGGTACCTTTAAAGAAAAACGAACCATAACCTCCTATAGCTATTACCCAAGTTTGTTCCATAATACTTTATTTTTATTCATCATCTTTTCCTATAAATGCTATTATTAATCCTAATGGTACTCCTGCTACTATTAATCCAAAAATAAATGTTTCAAGATCATTGACTGTTTTGTTACTTAACAGCCCCAAAGAAGCGATTAATAACATAAACCAAAATCCTTCCCAATTCAATCCTTTGAATAATGTCTTTTTCATTTTAGTCCTGTTGAAAGTTTAGCTTTAATAGCTGGTTGTGGATAATAATCAAAAAGTCCAAACCCGCCAGGTATACTACCTGATAAAATATTATCTAATCCATCTTCTCTTAATGATTTATCTACATCTGGTGTAGAAACAAAATGTGGTAATTTAGTAGGTATTCTTGTCAATTGTTCATTTACCTGGTCTATATGATTATCATAAATATGAACATCACCATAAGAATAAATCATTTCACCTGGTATCATATTACATATCTTACAAAGTATATGAGTAATTAAGGCATATGATGCAATATTATAAGGAGCGCCCAAGAACACGTCTGCGCTACGTTGATACATTTGACAGTCTAAGTAGTATTTTGGTATATTTGCATCATCTACTATTTCTGTAGCATGCTCTGAATCTCTAATTAATCCATCTGTATTTACGGGTAGTCCAAACCAAATTTCTAATCTATTTTCTAAATTTAAAGGTCTACAATTAAACTGAGTTAAAGCATGACACCAGTACAAGGCAAGATCATTGTCATGTGCTGGATCAATCGAAGTTAAAATATGCCTCCTAGATTCAGGAGTATTTTTAAGCCCCTCAATTAGGTTTTTTATTTGATCAATTGAACCATAATTAGCTAATATTTTTGTTTGTGTACCGTATGCATCCTCACATATAGCTGTATGAGCATAATTCCAATTTCTCCAAATCTTACCATATTGATAGCCACAATCCCCAAATGTATAATATTCTGGTACGCAGGTATCAATATTATCTACAATATCTGGATATTTTAATCCATTTATTCCTATAGCTGAATTTTTTATTATATCTATAAAAACATCAAAGTTTATACGATCTGGGATATTTTGCTCATTGCATTTTTTTACATAGTAATTATAAGCATCTTCATTCCAGATGTTACAACCATTATCTACTAGGTATTTAATATTGGTATCCCCTTTTAAGAACCATAGTAATTCAGTTACTATATGTTTAAAGTTTATTTTCTTAGTTGTAAGTAAAGGAAATCCATCCGCTAAGTTATGTCTAAATTGATAACCGAATAAGGAAGTGGAACCTGGCATACCTTTTCTTGCTGCGGGTTTTTTTGTACCTTTATCTTTAATTGTCTGTAGTAATTCTAAGTATTGTATCATAATTTATTTTTAATTGTCAACAAAAAATTGAAAACTTCCTTTCTTTTTTATATCCCAAAATATTACTGCTTCTTCACAACACATTCCAATATCTGTTATATCATTTTCAAATGAGAAATTCAATAACAAATCATGGGAACACACACAGTGTACAATTTCTGGATCATATTGTATATTTCTTCCCTTAAAATCCTTTGTAATTACATCATATATATCATCTCTCTTTATAACAGTTATTGGATTATATGGATCAAATAGGAATTTAAATTTAAAAGTTGTTTGATATCTTCCTATCTTTTCAATTCCAAATCCTTCATATTGAAATATCATATATCTTGGATTCTTCAAATAAATTGTCACGTTTGACAATTGTTTAATATCTCGGAATTTACATTTTCCTTTCCATGTACCTTCCAGATTTTGGGCATTCATTTGTAAAGATAATAAAATTATCAATACAATTCCTAGTTTTTTCATGATCGGGTTTTGGTTATTTCAATGGTTTATTCTTAGCATTCCTGCATCTTTACAACCTTGACATCTGCATGGCGCGGGAATATCCATATCACTTCTTCCTTCTTCTGTACTTCCACACCATCTCCATCTGTCCTCTGCTCCCATTAGACATATTTGACCCTTCAATTCATCAAATTGACTATTATATTGTTCAATTCTTTCTACATATTCTTCAAACGAATCCAACGCTTCTTGATCTGTTTGTCCAACGTCAAAAGTTTCGTGTGAGAACCACGTAAGATTCCAAGTTTCATATCTAAGAAATTCAACTTTTAATTCTGTTAATTCAACATTTAAATCTTTATGTCTATCTTGTTTCGAAAGATTATCCCACCATTTAGTTATGAACTCAGTTAATACTTCATCTGTTTGTTCTTCTTTGAATATTTTACTTTGATATGTTGAGTTATTGATTCTGCCTTCTGGAACATCTCTGTACATAAATGATTCTGGATATTTTGGATCATGTTTTCCATCCTGAATCCATTTAACTGTAAATCCATATATTGGATAACTAGGATATTTTGATGTTAAAACTTTACCAAGCATTTTTGCTTTTTCAATGATAACTTTAGGAGTATAGTATCTCCAAAAGCAGATTTCAATTGAACTATAGTACCTATTCCATCTTTAATAAAAGTATAAGATATTACTCCACATTTACCATACTTTCCCTTTAAGAATTCTAGCCAATTATTGAGTTCAATACATTGTTGTTCGGTTAATTCAAATTTAGGAACTATCATATTTCTTTATTTTCTACTGTATCATAAATAATATATTCGCCATCTGTTAATACCGGTAGTTCTGGATCATATAAGCATTCAAATGCTTTTTGAGGATCATCGAACGAATCAATTAAGGTCTCATCAAAATTACCAGGTGATAATAAATAGGGTATCATCTTTTTAACTAGAAATCTTTTGGTTTGTTTCATAATACTATCTTGTTTTGGCTTTTATTAAAATGCATAATAAAATAAATACTATTATTAATGAAGGCATCCATATTAGTGATAATACCCACCACCAGGACCAATTAATTACGTGACATAATTTAAGTACTATAAATACAATTGTTAATAAACCAAAGAATCCTATTCCGGTTGAACTTGAAGTATTACTCATTTTAATTTACTTTTTCTTTTTCTAGATTAAAAATTTTACGATTTAAATACCATTGAGCCTTTTTAAGATCTTCTAATAATTTATTAGGATCTTTCTTACCTGCCCTTGCTATATACTTAACTGTATTAGCTAAATGAAAATCAAGGTTTTGATCTTCAATAAAATCTATCACTTCAATCTTACCTGAAGTATAATGTGATGGATGATTTACGTTGTCATTCATTTATTTATAATTTATTAATAAAGGTATAAAAATTTATTCAATAATCCAAATATTTGGACAACTATTTCATAAAAAAGGCCCCACAAAATATGGAGCCTTGAACAAAATCGACAATGATGATTTATTTTATAAACTCATGTGCAATATCGAAATACTTCACATTTAATTTAATGTCTTTAAAGGAATTATTAACTGCACCTAATTCCTTTACTTTTCCTGTCTTTTTACTAGTAACCTCAATACCACCCTTAATAAGGTTTTCCTGGATTGTATTAAATACATTCCATAATGAATTACCTTTATCCTCTGGTCTTCGTACTTTTAAAAGATTTTCAGGATTAATTTCAAACCGTTTTCTGTTGGTTGAAATTTCCAACATTTTAATTGCTAAATCTACCTTTTTTGGATTGGATAATAATGTACCCTTCATCTTTCTGGCAATTCCTGCTGCTTTTTCTGTTTCGTTTAACAAATTTTGCAACTGTTCTTCAAACTCAACCTTATTTACTCCTAAATGCCTAGATTTCATTGAACCTAAATCTTTTGTAGTAACTGCTAATCCATTTGAACAAACTGTTCTGAAAATACCAATCATTAAAGTTAGTGCGGATGTTCTATCGAAAGAATTTTTTAAAATAATCCTTATTTCATCACCATCTGGTGTGATATAATCTGGATGGTTATATACCAACATATGCTGTGCATATGATTTGGTACCTTTCATTGAACCTTTTAATAAGCTCCAACCCTTTTTAAGGATTATGTCATGTATCTCCCTTGTTTGAATGGGTGAGTATTTTTTACTTACATCCTCCTTAGGTTGAACTGATTTTGTTTTGAACACTGGCATTATTTTAAGAGCCTCTTGGGCACTTTTCCAACTAGTACCAATAATTTTTTGTTCGTTTTTCATAATTGTTTAAATTTTAATTAAATAATAACATAAAGATAAGAATAATTAAAACAATATCCAAATATTTTATCATTTATTTTCATATATTTATTTATATAAATTAAAATTCACTTAAAATTTCCTCTGTTACGTCGGTTTTATTTATAATACCAGACTTTTTAAACATACACTGCTGATTTCCTTTAACACAATGTGTATCAATTACTTGCAATTTATAAATTTTAAATCCTTTTTTGTGCATATGTTGTATCCAAGATTTTTTGAACCATCTTTTAAAATCATCTTTTCTTTGAAAAGCAAAATAAAACTCATTAGAATTATTTGTTAGCCATGTTGTTTGTAAATTACGATCTTCATCTGGCGTTGGTAGATCTAGATGTAATGTGGATATTTTATCACTAAACCAATATGTTTCTATTTTATTTCTTCCGTTACTATTTTTAGATCTCCAAAAACCAATTCCAGTTTCAGTATCTTCTATTCTGTATACCGTAATCATATTCAGAAATTATTTTACTTAGTATTTGGTTTAAAATGATCAGGTGACAAAGGAATTAATTTTCCAGAAGAACAAGAAACTTCTTTATTAATTTTATTTATTTCTTCTCTTTTAGAATTCAAATTATCAATTATTGAATCATTTTCTTCACATTGAATCCATGCTTTATGATCTGAGTTATTATAATAGCCAGTACCCATTTTCACAGTCAATAAATTTGAATCATTTTCAATTTGAATAATTGCTTGATTACTAATTTTATTAAATATGATAATGTTAGCTAATTTAAATAAATCATTATCATATCTTCTTGTCCAACATTTCTGCAAAACAGGCTTTTCTCCTGCTGTATTTAGGAATTTATCAATATCATCTCGAACTTTTTGGAGTCTTCCATTTTTAATATATTCATCTTTTTTACCGCCAGTACCTTTTAGTATTATAATATTGGTAGTAAATTCATCTTTTGATGCATCATGATTAATATCGATGCCTTTGTAGTTTTCAATTAACATAAGTTTTATATTTAAATGATTAAAAATTATTCACCGCCTCCTCCGTCTCCACCACCATCACCTTCTCCAGAATCTCCACCACTATCCGAACCATTATCACTATCAGATTCTCCATTTGATTCATCAGTTGCATTGCCACTATCAGTATCTTCATTATCTATTTCCAAATCTTCTTGTGTTTCTTCTGATAATTGATCATTTTCAATTTCTTGTTCAGGTTGTTCTTCTTTTTCCTCAATTGTTTCGACTGGATTTGTCCTGCTTGTTGACCAAGAAACCGATGAAAAATTTGTAACCGGTGTAGGAGAAGTGTAATAATAATAAGTAGGAGAACTATTTGATCCAGACATCATTATGTACCAAAATAATAAATCAGTACTACCATCATCATTGGTAACAGTTTGTTTCCAAGATTGTACTTTATGTTTATGATGATTAGAACAATTAAATAATAAAGTTACTGATAATAAGATAATAAATAATTTTTTCATGCCTTTAATGTTTTATTTCTGATTTTGAATGAAGAAAATCTATTAACGCCAAAGCTATGGCACCTACAATGAATATTCCATGAATTGCTAATTGTTTATAAATATCATCATAAGGAGTCCCGGCTGCATTTATAAATGTCTGGAGTAAATGAATACTAGATACTCCCATTAATGATGTAGCCATTTTTACTTTCAATGCTCCTGAAGAAACTTGTTCTCCTTCAACTCCATGACTTTTATCGACAAATGAATTATATGATCCTGTTATGATCATTTTGACAAGATTGGCTATCATGACTATATCGACAGCTTCCAAAGTATCCATCAAATTTTCATTGGAAAGCTTGCCTTGAATAAAGAAATGATACATTAATACGGCTAATGTCCAAAAGAGCTTAAAGTAGAATGGAATCAATAACCATTTACTTGAGAATATTAAATTTTGGATATTGTGTTTTACTTTGTTCATATGTTTTAAGTTAGTATATGGCCTTTAAAATGATTGATTGTCATGAATGTGATGTTCCCCTTCAGTAGTATTTTCAGAAGACTCTAACTTATAAGCTTCCAGTATTGTTAAAATGTCTAGTACTGACAATGTTTCCTCAGTTTCGTCTGCTCTTAAATCTCTTATGTCTGCTATTAACTTATTAATTAATTCTATATTTTTCATGCCATTAAGTCATTTAATTTTACTAATTTAGTTTCATCTGAATATGGATCCTCATTTAATCTATCCAAAATTTCATTGAATATTTCAGGATCATGCATATACATCCATAAAGAATCTTCATCTGGTTCATCATGGGCTGTATCAAAATCTTTTACTTCAATTATCATACCATTAATTCTTTAATTAAGGAATGTTCAATTTCAATTTTTTCATAGGCACATTTCCATGCTTTTTCAATTGTGCTACCTGAATTTATAAATAATTCGTGATCCTTAGATGAATAAATCGCATAAAATACTTTTCCAGAATATTTTCCAATTTCACGTTTACAAAACGCTTTTGGAAACTTTTTTAATACTACTTGTTTAAAATTTTCCATAATATTTAATTTTTTATAAAGATATAATTTTTCTTTTAAACATACAAATATTTCTGTAATAATTTTTAGAAAGTAAAATGAGGCGATACAGGATAGAATTCCTTTGTAACAACGAAAAGCTTTAATTCAATGTAATCTTTTGATCGCCTCATAATTCAATATATTAGTTTAATTGTAATTTAAATTTTTATATGATCACCAACATTAAATTTATTATAAGTGATACTATCAACTTCCACTCTATAATTTGTAGTACAATTATCGGGCTGAATTATGAAAACATAATCTGCATCATCTATCTCCTTTTCATCTATCATGACTCCCGTTGTTGCAAATAAGGCTATATCATAATCATAGTATATTCTTTCTGGTTCATATGTTTTCTCATTTATTGTTCCCTCCACTGGGCCTATGTTACATTGACTGAAACACAAAACTAACAAAATTAATAGTATTTTCATAATAAATTTATTTATTGATTCATTTGTCTTTGATATTCAGACTCTTCAAAATTCATTTGCAATTCATCATATTTACTTTGTAACCTGTCTAAATCTTTCTCCAATTCATTTGCCCTTGTACATTCTTCATTTCCCCAATCCCTAAGAGTTTGATTGGCAGTCCTTATATCCTCAAGTATTGAAAGTCCATTATCACAATCTGCAATAAAGTCTGGCAAATCATCATCGTCAGTAATTTTTATATCACTTTTAAATGACTCAAATATTCTAACTACATCATTTATAATAGGACATGTATTCTTAATAGGAGCATTATCTGTATATCTAGGCATTAGTCTGAAATTTTTAAAATTTTATAAAATAATACTTTAGACTTCAATTCATTAATACCAACGTTTATCCACAGTTATTTCTACTAAATTTGGCACATATCTCCAAAGTATTTTGGAAACGTGGCCAACATTAAAAGGTAGTGTTTCATTTGAAATTCCTGTTAAATCGACAAAATCACCCTTGTTAGGTATTGGATGTTTCCATTCGGTAAATGGCAATGATATTACTTCACCTTCTGCTTGACCTTCTCTTAGTTTAAATGATACTTTCATGATTTAATTTTTTAAACATTACAAAGTTTTATTGCATTTTCAAGGCATACAATTCTTGATTTATGATCTCGACTAGGAAACCACCATTTCATATTATAAGGATCTAATGGTTTTTGAGCATATAATTCTGGAAGTGTATCATCAAATCTTTCTGTATATGGGAGATCGATTAATTTACAAACATCATTACAGAAACCATAAACTGAATAAATGGACTGCCGTTCCATTTCTTTAAGTTGCAATAATTTAGGTAAGTGATCTCCTCTATATACAAATGTAAAATCTGGTTGTGAATCTAACCATTTATAGATATCTAATAACAATTCATATATTACTAATCTTTGTTTTACTGTTTTATAATTGAATTTACGATATAATGGTTTCATGATTCAAGTAATTTATTTTCTTTATATTCTATAAATTTTTCATTTTTAGTTTTATCAAACATAGAAATAACATGTTTATATGCATTAATGGCAGCCAGTTGACCTAAATCCATTGAATGTAATACTATATGCATTTTTCTTTCTAACGGCAATCCTTTGATAACATCTTTCATCTTTACCCATGATGCCATAAAATCAACTTTTAATTGACCGGAAAATCCTGCTTGAGTCATTATGTCATTTATATATTCTGCTGTAGATGTTTTATTTTCTTTTGGTTTAACTACCCAATAATCGATTATACCATGCCATTCGTATTTTTCCATTAAATATCTGTTATCAGTATCATCTATATAACGAAGTATTTGACTGTCTGTCTTGCATGTGTCGGGTATTTCAATCTTAAGTATTTTATTGACAATTTTGCCACGATGAGTTATAGCTTTGAACTTGATTTTATGCGTCTCCATGACCTTCTTCCTTTATAAATTTAAGAATAACAATTAATTCAGATAATTTGATTGTATCGGGAATTCTATCAATCATCGAGTGTTTGGTATTTTCCTGTAATGTTAATAACTTTTTTAATAAATGTTTTGTTTTCATATTAAATCCTTTTCAACTAATAATTTTTCATATAAATTCATCCAAGCCTCCCATGCACTAGGTCCATATGCTAATTTTTTACTTAAAATACTAACTTCTTCTCGTATACAAGCTGCACCAGTAAAACTATTTACTAATATTTGAGCATTGGGATAACTTTCTTTGATCCAAGTCTTAATAGCTTCGTATTTTGACTTTTCCTCTTCTTTTGTCATTAAACCTATAAAATCGTTTTTCATTGTCTTTTTGTTTTAATTAAATAATAACATAAAGATATGATATTCTGATAAAGAATCCAAATTTTTAACTAGATAATTCTTTAATTATTTTATCAATTATATTTAGTCTGGATTGTTTATCATTAGGATGGAACCAAAACCATGAGTGTTGCTCCCAAGGACTTTTAGGTTTATAGCGTTTTAATTCAGGGAATAGATCATGAACAGAATGATGTAGTAATCCTAAATCTTGTCTTAACGATGTTTCAGCACGACAGAATCCATGATTCAAACCATATAATTTAGTATCGTATCCTCTGTCAACATATTCTCGGAGAAGTTTATAAAGCTCTAATTTAGTCATAATTTTAGATTTTTGTTATATTTTGAAATACAGTTTCAGCATAATAAGCTTGAAGATCCTCTGGAAGTTCTTGTCGTAACAACCACATGTTAAATTTAGCAAGATTATAGCTTTTAAATATACACAGGCAAGCATTCCATTCTCCTGCAGCCATTTGTATCCCACCCGATTCAACATAATTTCCATGGCAAATTCCCCAGAACCTCATAACTTCATAGAATTTATTCATAGCAGTCAATATAGTATCATTCTCGTCTAAGTTGATGGAAATAATGTCCTTATACAAATCTCCCAGCTTTAGTGCAAATGTTGTTTTTCTGATTATTCCTTTAGATTTCATATACATAATTCAATTGCCTTATCTAAACATTCTATTCTTTTAATATGCCCTTCCTTATTAGTATCGAACCAATATACTAATCCGTCATTAGGACATTGTGCATATAATTCCGGAAAGGTAATGAACAAATTAAAAGAATTCCTATCACCAGTTACTAATACTACTCCATGGCATAGACATTTTAAGAAAACTGTATTGCGTGCCTCATTATAATATAGAGCAGCTGTTGTATTTAATTGTAATTTAGGAAAAATTTCGATTGGAATATAATGCTTAGGGCGATCATCAATACAATTATCAATGGTGTATTGAAACATCTCTTTAAGGGTTTTATAGACTTTAAGTCTTTGTTTTTTAGTTTTGTATTTCATTGTTTATTTTAATTAATAATTACCAATATGCACAGTTTTAAGTATCACATAATCTTCATTAAATAATTCATGTTCTACCAATGCATCATATGCTTCTACTTCACTATCAAAATTATTGACAGTATAGCCTGGAAAGTATACCAATTCTAAGGCCATATGTTTTTCAGATCCCATAACTCTATTTAGTTCATATACTCTAAATTTAATTTTTGTTGTCATAATATTAATAGTTTTAAAATGTTATTAATTATCAACTAGTTATAAAAATAATTAAGTTTATAAAATTTTCTTGTGCAAATTGTAAACACGTATTACGTCCTTATAACCCTTGAAATCGACCCTATAACACCCCTTATTTCACCCCCCTTATGACCCCTGAAAAGACCCCTCATTTCTAGGGGTCAACGGGTACCGGTCATATATAAAATTAACTTATATTCATATTCATAATATGTTTTGATTCTACTTCTCTGATTATCTGGTCTACATCTTTATCATATACCACATCTGTATCTTCATACTGTAATGTATACTCTCTCGCGTACTCCAACAATTCTCTTAGCTCGGATATCTTCAAGGTAACTGTTGCTTCTTCAACTACCTTTGGCTGGAATGGTTTGTAATGTTCAATATCATATAAGCTATCTTCAAGTAAGTATAACTTACCTTCTGTGGTATACCTTATTCTACCTACTCCGTCAAATTCCACCTCAATTGGATAAGGATATTTTGGGTAACCTGGAAATTCAACTGCTACTACAATTCCTATACCTAATTCTCCGTCTCTATTAATTACCTTATCTCCTAATTTAAATTCTGTTTTCATTGTCTCTTTCGTTTTAATTAAATAATAACATAAAGGTATGACGTTTCTTAATCACCTCCAAACTTTTCTTCAAGTATTTTCATTAATTAATACATATTTATTTTTATAATATAAGGACCTACCTAGACTAGACATATATGAATTAATACTATATAAGACATGAGTATAGAACATACTGCCTAGGGCCCTAAAAATTAATATAACAAATAATTTGGAAGTATGATATAAGCAATATATCTTTATGGAAAAATTAAAAAGATGAATAAGATGCCATTTACCACGGTAGAAGAAAGGTTAGCAATATATAGAAAAATGCTACGTATATATAGGTATATGCATAAGAATAATACTAGTATAGTGCCTAGACATATGTTATTTGAAAAGGCTATAATAGGACGTGAAGGTACAATATTAGGATTCTGCCATTTGCAAATGGTACTATTAGGCTTTTACCAAGAATTATTACCCGAATTAAAAGAATTCGAACCTGATATATACCATGGCTGCAGCCTTTGGTTTCCTATAGAAGATTATATTAGCAGACTAAATATTTTGGAGAAGCTACTAGCAGAACATGACAATACCACTACTAATACTGAATTAATAATGGATAAGTAAATAATTTCAATAATCTAGAATTCTGAGGAAATATCAGTAACTGTAATTATTAAAATAAATTCAATAAAATAAAAAGTCTGAAACTGATCCAAACAATGTAATTAATTGAAAACCAACGAAATATTTCAAAATGTACAAATATAACTTATCTATATATCTTAATACTAATTATCTTCGAATTACTTTACTTCCTGGGCGTTCTAAGAACGGTGACCGAAGCCTCTTTCATTCTACTAGTAACTTTCTTAATCAATAACGGTTATATACAATGTAAAAATCAATCCGAACATTTGTATTTGTTCAATAATTGATTACTTCAAATAGTACGAATGTCCTGTAGCGTTCTTTCCTAATTTGGAGTGACATTAGTTCTCCTCATATCATAGGCGGGATCATTTGCTTTCTATACCAGTGACGTTATCTTAATTGGTTTCTTTGTTAGAAAGTCTTTATTTTAGTAGTGTTTTGGCATCGCAAAGATATTTAATCTGTGTCTAACTTCCTAATAGTATCGCAAGAATCTTTCATCTTGTCTAACAGTGCTCAAAGATCATATTGTCTTTGTATAATTAATTTAAAAGTTTTCTCTCATATGTTATAAATATTCTTTATTTGTCCAAAAACGAACTTTTTATAAATAATTTTCTTAAAGATATGAAAAATAGTTCAGACTACCAAGAAATTTAGTGACATTTTTCAATAGATTGTTTCTATTTGAATTACTGAAAATTGTAGTACTAGTACTGTTTTTATAGAAAATTTCAATATATTTTGTTAGTACAACTTGCTGCATTTAAAGTACTGCTTTAAGTAACACGATGTAATAGGCTAGTACTGAAGTAGTTATACATGTTTAGAACGCGACATCCAGTCTAGAAAATTTTCTGCCGCGGCCAAGAAGAAGTAGGGTTGAAAGGTCCGTATTACGGAACTAGTCCAAGCTTGACTATTCTAAAATTTTACTTCGACAAGCACTACTATCAATGTTCTACAAAAATTTTATGGATTACCTAAAATTGTTTATCCTATTCTTTATCATCCTGTGAAGTATTAAATATCTAGTCATGTAAACACTATACACAATGTCTAGCTAGTAATACTATTATGGTGGATAGTAATACTATCCTTTGTAATATAAGTACTATCCTTTATCACATAATTCAATTGCTTTCTCCAGTGCCTGTATCCTTGAATCATAATCATATGGACTAGTATTCCACCAATATATTAACACGTGTAGATTTTCAGGCTTTTGTTCCATTATCTCAGGCATTCGATCTAGTACATGAATACCGTAATCAATATCTATATTATAACAAAATAATAGAGTTCTTAATATACGACATAATCCGTCTAGTCTAATACATCTTCCTTCTTTATATTCTATTATATCTTGATATGCTTTATTTGCTTTCTTACAGTATTCCAGGAACTCTATACATTCATTATATATCTGTTTTCTTTCTTCTATCGATATCATATTATTTTAATTTAATTTACCAATTTGACATCCTATTATTTGTATCATTATCTTGTCTATTATCACGGATGCCCGAATAAATACCTAATACTAATCCTACTACAAATGCTATTGCTATTGTCATGGTTTCAATTGTTTAATTTGTTTAGTATACTTATATTTTCCTATATAGTTCTTTACATCTTCTACCGCTGAGAAACATATATCACCAATATGATAAATAGGTTTAATTGAATTACTAGATTTTAGGAATCCCATTTTTATTGTTATTCCCATGCCTTCTTCCTTAAACTTATATCCATCTGTTCTATATAATTCATATACTACTTCTGCTTCTTCCAAATTTTTAAATATCACCGAACAATACTCGAATGTTGGATATATAGAATCACGATTTAAGATTTTTATTTTCAATGGTTTCCATTTCCCAAAAATATTTTTCTTTTGTAATGTATAATCAGTGCATTCTAATTCATTGAATCCATTTAAATGTTTTATTTCTATTAGTCTTATGTTCATATTTTTTTATTTACTATACTCCCAAAATTATTGTGGATCCTGGTTTAATTATAATCTCTCCTATACCGTCGACTCTTATTCTTATACTATTCTTACAGTCTATAGGATTTGACATTGTATAGGACTTTCCCTTTGGAATTGTTAGTATCCATTCTTTACCTTCATTCTTCAATTCTATTCTTCCGTCTTTATTATTATTTTCATCAGACTTTACCGAGAAATTTAATGATTCTTCCTTCTCGAGATGTATATTATTAAAATACCTATCTATTAGATATAATATATCATATATTGCTTTTTTATATCCTGGTTGTTCTGATTCTATGAATGAAGTTTTATATCTTTCTATATACTTAATAAGGTCTTCACCTTTAATTATATTTTCTTCTGCAGGTAGGTTGCCAATTTCTTTATCTATCAGTTTAATATACTTTTTATAATTCTTATATACCTGATCATTTTCATATGGCATTTCTCCCATTTTTCTTTTTAATCTTTCTAAGATTTTCTTTGTATTGTTCATATGTCTTTAAATGTATATTTTAATTCAATGAATTCCCATTCTTTAAACCTTTGATCCAATGCTGCATTAATACTAGAAGAATTATCAAATGAACATGATAATATTAATTCACCATTTAGATTTACTAAATTATAACCAAAAGAAT